AGTATATTTCGTGATATGGGAACGATTAATTGTGGCAACATGAATGCCACTAATGCCACTATTACTAACGATCTTAATGCTGAAAACCTTGCCCTTACTAATGGTCGACTAGACTTACCAGTATGGACTACTGGAACTAGACCAACTAGTCCTGTTCAAGGTACTGCAGGATACAACTCTAGTTCTGATATGGAAAAGGTAGAGTATTGGACTGGTGAGGAATGGTTAGGAGTAGGAGAGACATCATATAAAGATGGTGTAACTAACGGATTGGTATTATGGTTAGATCCCAATAGGCAAAATGGATACTCAGGTAATGTAGTTACTGATCACAGTAACACGATAGGAGACGTTAATATAAGAAATAGAAGTAATGACTGGTCAATGACCACAGAGGGATCTACTGGATTAGTTTGTATATACAATGGAAGTAACAGAACAGGTAGTGCGGGTATAAACATTCCAATGAACAATGGTTGGAATAAACAAACTGCAACTATTGATATATGGATGAGACCTACTGGAGACTACACTGGTGGTCATGGTTGGTTTAATAACTCAGATGGTAATGGATACACTAACAATAGTAACTGGTTTTGGTGGGGTTCATGGAGTAACTCTAACTACCATTATGCTAGATGGGGTAACTCTTCTACATGTTGTAATGACTTATCTTTTGGTAGTTTTCAAAACACTTATCCATTAAATACATGGTTCCAATGGACTCTTGCTTGGAATACAACTCAGGGAAGAGCAACGTTATATAAGAATGGTTCACAAATTAATTCTAAAACTAATATTCCAACTAACGTTACATCATCAAACCCAACAAATACTGGACAGATATTCAATGGTCACCAAAGGGGTGACAATATGCAATTCAAAGGTTGGTGTTCTCAATACAGAATTTATAACAGAGAATTGAGTGCAGGAGAAGTCCTAACAAATTATAACACTTACAAAGCAGCACACAACTTATAACCATGGCAGATTTAACTCCCGAAGAAAATCTTAAGGATAGGCAAGATCATCTTGAAGATAACCTTAAACAAGTTCTATCAAATAATATAGAACTGTGGAAAGAAATGAGAGCTGAGAAGTTGGAAAAACTTGATGTCCTTTACAATAAGGCAGTTGAGAGATATTTTTTAGATCTTAAAACTGACGATGAGAATGTTAAAAGAATTCAACAACTCGCTTTGCAGAAACAAGCACTGAGAGATGTAACTCTAACTAAAGTTCCTTCTCATATTAAAGATGAGATTGAATTGATGGATTATGTACCAGATGCATTAAAATAATTTTTGTGCTATAATAAATAATACACTTATCATTTTAAAAAATGGACGCTTCCCAAATGGTCAAGGAATTTACTGACCAACTGAAAGAACAGAAAGCAACAATAGTTGAACTGGAAAAACAACTTAGCACTCGTAAAGAGCAAGTGTTGAGATTAGAAGGTGCAGTCGAAGCACTTAACATGACACTTAAGGAACCAGAAACAGATGCCACTGAAGAAGTCAAGTGAGTTAAGACAGCAAGAACACGTAAATTCTAGGCAGTTTCATATTAAATTCAATGGAACTGCAGAAACTTGCCCATATAAAGTGGGAGATCTATATGAGGGTCGACCTATTGTATCATTAGGTTTTAACTCGACCTTGTATGGACATACCTATCATTTAATTGTAGAAAGAGATAGAACACACCTAAGAACTAAGTTTGTATTTGATGAGAAACACGATATCAAATTTTGCAAACCTGTAGAAAGAATGGGAAAACAGATATCAGAAGGTGAAGTTCAAAAACTATTATCAAAGGCAGGAGACGGAACTTCATAAATATATCTGAAGGACTTATTGTACCACAGGATGAAGAAGGTAATAGTAAGGATCAACGATAACTATAGCATAGATCAAGCATGTGCAGCGATCTTGAAATTATATGGTTACTTATCCTTTGTCGAACAATTTAGAACATTTCAAATAATTACCTTTGATTGCCCTACAAGGTACGAGAGTAATTTACTATCTCAGTTAAAAGCATTAAATGTAGTTAAAAATGCTACATGGGATGCTGAAGTATATGCAGGAGACCCTATGCCTACTGAGGCATCTCTTAACGTAGATACTTCTGGATCTAATAATATTAATACTCCTGCAGAAGGACAAGCAACAAGTAATACAAGAACTTTAACTACATCTGGTTCTGGTACAATATATGTAAAGGTACAAAATTTTAGTGGTAGTGATTACTTTGTGTTTTCTGGAACTCCATCTGGAACATATAGTAGATTTTATAATCAAACAGGTTTCATGCAAGGTGGAACTTATACGTTTGATCAAAGTGATTCCTCAAATGCGGGACATCAACTTAAGTTTTCTGAAACACAAGATGGAACACATACAACAGGTGGAACAGGTAATCTTTCAGCAGGAGTAAGTTATACAGGAACAGCTGGTACAGATGGAACAACTGTATTAACAGTTAGTGCATCAACACCATCTATTCTTTATTATTATTGCTCTACTCATGCAGGAATGGGAAGGTTCACTGCAACTCCAGATAGATATGGAACAATTAATATTCATGACTACTGGCATTTAGATAGAATTACAAAGCAAGATAGGCAATATTTAAACAGACAATTTAGTGCTACATCAAATGGAACTGGTGATGGTGTAGATATTTACATCATAGATTCTGGTGTTCGTGGTGCGTCTAGACCAACAGGTAATAACGCAGCATTACACCCAGAGTTATACGATCCAGATTTTGTTACTGACTTAAACGGAACTGCTGAACAGCAAAACTATAGAGTATTTCAATTAAGTCATTTTGCAGGAACCTATGGTTCTAACAATGAAGATGACAATGGACACGGTACATATTGTGCTATTCTTGCAGCTGGAAGAACAGCTGGAATATGCAAAGACTCAAAAATATATGCATTGAAAGCATTTAATAGTAGTGTAAGCGGTTCTTATAGTGGAATACTATCAGCATATCAGGCAGTTATAGATCATAACGATAGTGCAAACGGTAATTATAAAGGCAACAATCGTCCAGCTGTTATCAACTCATCATTCGGACCTACGATTCCTACACAGAACTCACCTAACATAGAACTTAATGATAGTGGAGACGACACAGGAACTGATGAGGAGATGCTAGATGATATTGAAGGAACAATAGCAGGACAAAAAAATATTATTGTTGTTAGATCTGCGGGTAACGGATTTAAAAATAGTAGTGATGTGACTGCAGGACCTTTGCAAACCAAGTGTGTAGCGGGTGCAAGAACAGCAGGATATGCAGATAATAGTAATGGTGGTATTAATAATATAGATACAAACCAAGATAAAATTACAGTTGGTGCTACCTCTTATAATGATAGATGGGCGTTCTTCTCTAACTATGGTGGTGGTTGTACCACAGTGGCACCTGGTGAAAAAATTCTAACTCCACAGTATGACTGGACTGCTAACACACCATATACAAGCACAGGTAATTATACAACTATAGATGGTACATCATTCTCAGGACCTATCGTCTGTGGTATCGTTGCAGCATGGTGCGGTAAAAATGGTTATACACTAACCACTAACAACCTAACACTTTTAGCAAAAGAATTTATACGAACCACGGGATCAGTTGGTGATATTAGGACAGGAACACATAGCAACTATCCTATAAACAGCATAGTAGATAAGAAACTTATAGATAATCCATTTGTCACTTTATCAGGAAGTAACTTTGTAGAGGTTAAATTCAATCCATCTGACTCAGCTCATTTCTTAGGAAATGTAGGTAAGAAATGTCAACTCAGGACAGTTGGATCTACAGCAGGAGCAGGATCCTCTACACCAACAACATATAATTTAACAACAGCAGCACCAGGTTTCAATTATACCGTTAGTGGAACTGATAGGAATGGTAGTGTTTCTGGGACTCATCCAACTGTAACATGTTATGTTGGAGATACACTTAATTTTAATTTAACTGGAGTTCCAAGTAATCATCCATTTTACATTAGAGTATCAAACGGTGGAAGTAATGTAACTACACCAACTGCTAGTGGTCAAGGTTCTGTAGGAAATGCAACAGTATCTTGGACACCAAACACAGCAGGAACATACTACTATCAGTGTGGTCAGCATCCTAGTATGATAGGAACTATTACAGTTCAGTCTGCACCTGGCGGTAGTGGTGGAGTAATAGTTGGTGGTATAAATTTATCTACATTGTCACATTCTGGTTGGTTAAACATACAAGCAGAAAGTGCAGTTAATAATAGTATTACTATACAAGCACCAAATAATGCTACTGCAGGTACAACTGGTGGTGGAGCAAATAACTATCTGGCATTGATAAACTCAGAAGGAAAAACACATGAGAGTTATGATGGCGTCGTATCTACATCAACATCTTTGACATCATCAACTGATGCACAAGAAGCACTTGGTCAAAGTTCTTCTGTTACTTACTATCCTGTAGACTCTGGTGTTGACTTCAATTACGCAGGAACTGGTGCTGAATTAACAGTATCTAGAGGTGCATTTTATCCATACATAGACTCTACTGTAACTTGGGATAGATCATCTGGAACCATAGCATCATATGCTAACGGTGCTAGTGTAAACGAAAATCTTGGATTGTCTGGAACTACTTTTGCAAGCGAACCAACGTTTGAAGCATATACATTGAGTGGAGATGCTATTGGTGCATCTGGTTTAACATTTAATACGACCAATGGAAATCTATCTGGAACAGTAACATCAGATTATATTGACACAACATTTAATTTTACTGTTACTGAGAACGTAACAGGTAACGCACAGTCATATGCATTTACTACAACTGGAACTGGAGTTCTAATTAACGTAACCGCACAACCAACAAATGCCACTATAGAAGCAGGATCTGGTAATACAGCATCTTTCGGACCTGTAGCGGGTATTAGTTCTGATGGTTCTACTATCACATTCCAATGGGAGTTCTCAAGTAATGGTGGAGCTGGTTGGTCTAATGTTTCTAATGGTGGTGGATATAGTGGAGCAACTAATAATACACTGGTTGTAGACGATGACTATGCTAAGAACAATTATCAGTATCGTTGTAAGTTAGATACAAACACTGCTATTGCACCAGTTTATTCAAACGTAGCTACCCTAACAGTATTCAGAACTATAAGTATTACTTCACAACCTGTAGATTCACAACCTGTCGCTCCTGCAGTAGGATCATTTACAGCAGTTGGTTCTACTTTGGATGCTGCTACTATAAGTTATCAGTGGCAAAAATCTGAGAACGGTGATGGTGTTAACTATTCTGATATAGGTGGTGCTAACACTACAACTTATAATACTGGCACCACATCATATGATGATGATTACGGTGATTACTACCGATGCAAAATGAGTGCAACTGGTGCAAGTGACGTATTTTCTAATGCTGCTAGATTATTTGTTCAAAGAACTATTAATATAACATCACAACCAACTAATACAACTGGTGCAGTAGGTGGAACATCATCCTTTGGTGTTGCTGCTACTACATCTGATAACGATGCAGGAGATATTACATTCCAGTGGCAAGTATCTATTACAAATGGAGCATCGTGGTCTAACGTATCAGAAGGAACTGGTGGAACAACATCAACATATACAACACCTACACTGACTACAGCATACGATGAATATCAATATCGTTGTTTATTATCAGCAGCGGGTGCAACACAAACACCATCTAATGCTGCTACATTACAAGTAGAAACTGTAACAGTTGTTGTATCATCTCAACCAGCTGCTGCAACAGTAGATGAAGGACAAACTGCAACGTTCTCTACATTAGGTGGAGTAACAATGGCACCTGTGGGTGGTAACGCTGCATCATCTTCATTCGAGGTAGATCAATTTGATACTCCTAGTGGTGGAGGTGGTGGTGCAGAAGGTATGTCATCTCATACACCTGGCGTAACATATCAGTGGGAGAAATCTGACAATGCGGGTGCAGTATGGAACCCTATTGGTGGAGCAACATCTGCGTCATATACAACAGGAATTACAACATATGCAAATGATCATGATGATCAGTATCGTTGTGTTATTAGTGCAGTGGGTGCTGCTACTCCCGCAACGACCAATGCAGTTGTATTGACAGTTCAAAGAACATTCTCTATTACAGCACAACCATCAAATGCAACAGCAAACGAAGGTGCAACAGCAAACTTTACAGTTACAGTTTCTACAAGTAGTGGATCTCCAACATATCAATGGGAAAGATCTGACGATGGTGGTGCAAACTATGCATCTATAGGTAGTGCAACCAGTGCAACATACACAACACCAACTTTAGTATTTGCTAATGACAATGCAGATCGTTACAGAGTTGTTGCTTCTCTTGTAGGTGCTGCAGCAAGTATTACTTCTGCACATGGAGAACTTACAGTCTTACGTGTTATAAGTATTGGAACCCAACCCGCATCAACTGCAGTCATTGAAGGTGGACAAGGAACATTTAACATTGTTGCATCTATTACAAGTGGTGTTATATCTTATCAGTGGCAGAAGTCAATAAACTCTGGAGCAAACTGGAGTAATATAAGTGGTGCAAACTCAGCAACTTATACAACTCCCAATACAGTATTTCCAACAACTCCTTCAGAACAGTTCCGTTGTATATTAACAAATGCTAATGCAACTACTGTAACATCAACTGCTGCAACATTGACTGTTAATGAATCTGAGTTTGTAACTGCACCTACAAGTGTCACGCCAACAGTTGATCCAGATACAACTAGAACATTTTCTAGACAACCAGTTATTACTACAAGTGCATTTGTTCCTGAGTATTCGGGGTCAACACACATCTCTACCTTCTGGAGGATAAGAAGAGTTAGTGATAACGTGACTGTTTATGATACTGTAAGTGCTGTTGATGCTGATGGTGACACTGCTAATAAAACATCAATTACAATACCATCTGGATTCCTTGACTTTGATACTGCATATTCAGTTCAAGTTAAATTTAGAGACAATGCAACGCCACCTTTAGAAAGTGCATATTCTTCTGCAGTTAACTTTACAACACCTCTAGTTGACCAACCAGAGATACAAACTATCACTCCTGCATTTAACCCAACAATCAATGTTGATGCTATTGCAATGAAGAGTGGATATAGTCATTCCTCTAGTGATTGGCAGTTCGCTCCTGCAAATACATTTGCAACTATTGTTCACCAATCTCTTGGTAACTCAACAAACTTAAATTCTTACACATTACCTAATGCTGTTAACCTTAGTTCAAATACTACATATTATGTAAGAATTAGATTCAACATCAACCCTACCTAACATGGCAATTGCTTCAAGTAGAGAAGGACTCATAGATTATGCACTACGTCAAAACGGTGCACCAGTCCTCGAAATAAACATAGACGATGATCAAATCAGTGATCTAGTGGATGATGCTATCCAATTTTATAATGAGAGACACATGGATGGTTACATTAGAACTCATCTAAAAGTCCAGTATAATCAGTTAATGTTAGATGCCATGACTACAGATACTGATACTACTGTGACTTCTGGAACATCTAATAATCAGACTCTTACATTTAAAGAACAGAACAACTATATTAAGATGCCACCATACGTAACAACTGTGGTTAAGGTATTTGATTTTGTATCTAAAAATGTCACAAACTTATTTGATGTCAGGTATCAGTGGAGATTGAATGACCTTTGGGATCTTACACAGACAGAGATTCTTACATATGAAATGGTCAATAGAAGATTAGAAGATATCTACTATCTGTTAGAAGGACAGAAACAGATTAGATATCAGATGCGTGGTGATAGATTATATCTTGATTTAGATTTTAAGACTGACGTTCCTGCAGATCAGTTTATAGTTTTAGAATGCTATCGTGCAGTTGATCCTACACAATTTACTGATGTTTATAATGACATTTGGTTGAAGAGATATGTATCTGCACTCATACAAAGACAGTGGGGTGCTAACTTAATCAAGTTCCAAGGAGCACAGTTGCCAGGTGGAATTACAATGAATGGTGAGTTTATATACAATGAAGGTAAGGCAAAGGTAGAAAAACTAGAAGAAGAAATGATATCTAAGTATGAGACACCACCACTAGATATGATCGGATAATGGCAAGAACCACCTTCTTTACACATGGCACTAGGAACGAACAGTTTCTATTGCAGAACTTAGTAGAAGAACATCTCAAAATGTTTGGGATGGATATTCTCTATTGCCCTAGAGAAATTATGTTGACTGATGGTGTGTTTAATGAAGAGGTAATTGGTGAGTTTAATGATTCATATTTAATAGAAGCATACATGGAAAACTTTGATGGGTTTCAAGGTGGTGGAGATCTACTTACAAAGTTTGGTGTAGCACAGACTGATGAGATAACTATGATTATATCTCAGCAAAGATTCTCAGATCTTATATCACAATTTCTCTTGATTAATAAAGATTATCAAGCACCTGAGAGACCACAAGAAGGAGATCTAATATTCCTTCCATTAACAAGCAATTACTTTGAGATAAAGTTTGTAGAACATGAGGAACCATTCTATCAGTTAGGTAAAGGTTACGTATACAAACTGAAAGCAGAATTATTTGAATACAGTGACGAGCAAGGAGATGTATTTGATAATGATGAGGAACTTGTCGATTACGGTTACACTGTCAAGCATTACTATCTTACCACTGCAGGAACCAATGCATCTGCAACTGCTGTAGTAGATGGTGGTGCATTGACTAACTTATTCATCAGTGATAATGGTAGTAAGTATAACGAAACTCCTGCTATTACTATTACAGGAGATGGCACTGGTGCAGCTGCAGAAGCATTTATGGTAAACATAACTGTAAGTGGTGGATCTCCCACATCATCTGCTGTTATTAGATCAGTTGTAAAAGAAGGGCAGATTAGGTCAGTCAATATAATTAATGGTGGATCTGGGTATGATGAAGATAGAGCAACCTTAAATATATCTGCACCTGATTCTGGTGGTATAGCAGCGACATTGATCCCTACTTTTACCAATGGTGTATTGACTGCAATCAATATATTGAGTGGTGGTTCTGGTTACAAGAGTGTAAGACTTATAGATATTACTAACGGTGGCAGTGGTTACACATCTGCAACTGCATCGTTTACTGCTGCTCCTGCAGGAATTACAGGTGCCTTTACAGTTCCAGAAACTGTTACTGGTAGCACAACTGGAACAACTGCAAACCTAGTTGAATGGAATGCAGACGAAGGATTTGTAAAACTAAAAACACCAACTGGATCATTTGCTATTGGTGAATTAATTGTAGGATCAGAGTCTGGAGCACAGATAGTTTTGGATAATAGAGATGAGCAAGCAACTGCTGATCCTAAATATTCAGAGAGCGTAACCTTTGAAAACTTTGGTGACGATATCATTGACTTTAGTGAAGGCAACCCATTTGGATTAGTATAATGTTAGGTGCATACACATACAATAAAATTATTAGAAAGTGTGTTATTGGATTTGGTACACTATTCAATAACATAGAATGTAGAAAAGAAAATAAAGACGGTTCAATATACAGTAGGATGAAGGTGCCTTTGGCATACGGTCCTCGACAGAAATTTTTAGCAAGACTAGAACAACAGGCAGATCTAAACCAGAAGGTTGCGATTACAGTTCCACGTTTGTCATTTGAGATGACAGGAATATCATATGATAGTTCTAGAAAACTTGCACCCACAACTCTTACACTAAAAGCAAATACAGCAAACGCAGTTAAGAAACAGTTTACACCTGTTCCTTATAATATTGATTTTGAATTAAATATAATATCTAAAACAAACGACGAAGCATTAGAAATAACAGAACAAATAGTTCCTATCTTCCAACCATCATATCAAATGACTATCAAGTTAGTTGATGATATGGCAGACTTTAGGGATGTCCCTATTATATTGAATAGCATCAACTATAGTGATGACTATGAGGGATCTTTTGATGAAAAAAAGATTACTTTGATTACGATGCAATTTACAGTCAAAGCATACATCTTCGGACCTGTAGGATCTTCAGCACCAATCAAGAAGGCAAAGGTCGATATGTATACCGACATGAAAGACGTTGCTACTACAAGACAGGTTGCATATCAGGTTCAACCAAAAGCACTTACAGATCAAAACCAAGATGGAACTACAGAACTTACACAAGCAATCAATACAAGAAATCTTACTATAGAAGTTCTTGATTATACTAACATACCAACTCAGTCATACATTGAGATTGGTAATGAAGTGTTGTATGTCAAGAGTAAAACATCTCCAAACAAATTATCAGTTCGCAGAGCACAGAACGGAACAAAAGCAGCTGCTGCAAATGCGGGTACACCTATTGATCTTATAGATGCAACAGATGATGCATTACTCACAGGTGGTGATGACTTTGGATTCAGTGAAACGGTATCTTATTATGAATAAAGGAGACATG